TGGTTGGCATTGTCACGGTAACAACAAGCTAAGGAGATAAGATATGCCGATGAAAAGAAATAAAAAAGGAATGGCTAGAGGTGGAGCCATGAAAAAAAAGGGAATGGCTCGTGGTGGAGCTATGAAGAAAAAAGGTTACGCTAAGGGTGGTGCTATGAAGAAAAAAGGTATGGCTCGTGGTGGAGCTATGGCTATGAAAAAGAAGGGCATGGCTAAAGGAGGCGTAATGAAGAAAAAGGGTATGGCAAAAGGAGGAGCTATGACTTTAGCTAAAATACGCTCTGCTGCTAAAGCCAAGGGATATAAGTTAACTAAAGTATAAAATATGCCCTATCTTCAAAGTAACATCCCACACTTCAAGTGTTGGGTACGGAGGGAATATACCCATAATCATCAGAAGTATCATGGGGAGTTCCTTCACGCTATGGCGATTGCCGTGACAACAATGCCAAACAGGTGTCTCAGTTTTCAAGTCATATTTACAGGATGCGAGACTGATGACACCGATGAGCCTAATGTGCATGGTGGAGCAATGTGGGCAAGAATGCCTATAACTGGTCTTGTCGCTGATACTCCAGTAGACGAATGGGCAGAGCCACTACCTGTCCATTACGCACAACCGTGGGATTGTTCCTCCCACACCCACGCAGTTTATGTTTTGGACAGAGCTACACCATGCCCTTGGTTGGCTAAAATAGGTGGGGAGTTTTATCCTGCTAAATATTATTTTACTGTTGATTATGCAGAGAATGAAATAGCTGATGATCCTGCTCAACACAAACAAAGTCATGTTTTGGAGTTATTGGATGCAGGTAAATGGACAGGAAATATAGTTGCTCTCCCAAATAACAGAGTTCGTGTTACACATCCTGCATGGTTTGAAACAGGTGAAGGCCCACCTGACTTCTTGCCATCACAGCATATACATTACTCGAAGTCTGATTTAGATTATGTCTTGGATGTAAACCAGATTTTTGATAATCTATACGCACCCAAAAAGAGCAAGAAATGAATTATACAGAATTAACAAATGCAATCAAGGAATATACAGATAACACCGAAACTACTTTTGTTAATAATATTCCTAACTTCGTCAGGCAAGCAGAGGAAAGAATATACCGATCTATTCTTATCCCAGAGCTTAGAAAGAATGTAACAACATCCCTGACTACAAGTAACAGGTTTCTAGCAAAACCAACAGACTTCTTGGCTGTTTTTTCGATTGCTGTAGTTGATGGCAGTAGTAATTATTCATTTCTTTTACCAAAAGACGTAAATTTTATTAGAGAGGCATACCCTGCAACAGGAACCACAGGATTGCCTCTTTACTACTCCCAGTTTGATGGAGATAACTTTTTATTGGCTCCTACGCCAGATTCTACCTATACAGTACAACTACACTACTATTATGATCCACAATCCATAGTTGCATCATCTACATCTTGGTTAGGTGATAATGCAGAGTCCACATTGTTATATGGAAGTTTGTTAGAGGCGTATACCTTCATGAAGGGTGAGGCTGATATAATAACCTTTTATAAAACACGATATGATGAGGCACTAGAGGGATTACGGCAGTTAGCCGATGGTAGAAACAAAAGAGACAGTTATAGAAACGGTGAACCAAGGATAATGTAATGTTAATGGAACTACCCAAAACACCCATAGTTAATGTACACACAACAGAGAACAGAGGGTTTACACCAGAAGAGATAGCCAAAAGGTGTTCTGATAAAATAGTAGAAGTTAGTGATACGGCATCTCCAGAGATTAGAGAGCAAGCAAGAGCTTTCAAGGAACATCTAGAAAAAGTTATAGCGTTTTACATGAAAGAAGCTATAAAATCAGACAGAACAACTATTTACAATGCTATTAAAGATGCAGGTCAAGAACAGCTTGCAGAACATATAAGGAGACTATAATGGCTATATCACAGGCGATGTGTACGTCTTTTAAAAAAGAACTACTAGAGGCAAAGCACAACTTTCTAAATAGTGGAGGTAATACTTTTAAATTAGCCTTGTATACATCTAGTGCAAGTTTAGACGCATCCACCACACAGTATACAACAAGTAATGAAGTATCAGGAACAAATTACACAGCAAAGGGTGGAACCTTAACAAGAGTAGACCCTAGTACATCAGGCACAACGGCTCTTACAGACTTCTCTGATCTTACATTTAGCAATGTAACACTAACAGCTAGAGGAGCGTTAATATTTAATGAAGACACTACTGGCGATACATCTGTATGCGTTTTAGATTTTGGAGCCGATAAGTCGGCATCTTCAGGTGATTTTACCGTTGTATTCCCAACGGCTGACTCAAGTAATGCAATAATAAGGATAGCCTAATGGCATTTGTAATAGCAGATAGAGTTCGTGAAACGACAACGACAACAGGCACAGGCACTAT